TGTAAGTGCATAGTATCAGAGTTATCTAATCTATTAGTTGTGACTTGTCCTTTAGATGACCTTGACATTTCACCATGATTACCTGGTACACCTGCTAATACTAGCTTGTCAGCAAGTGGTAGAAAGGTGTCTATTGTTTTCATAATAAGACTTCTTGCTAGTGCGTACTGCTCTATCAAAGTAAGCTCTATATTATGTGGTTGTGAGTCATAAAAACCATAACAATTCTCTGTTAAATCACCAAGTCCTACCATATATATCTCATTGATAGCTACATTTGCCTTACGCAGTTCCTTAATCCTGTTTACTGCGTCTTGTAGGGCAACCTCGTAGCGTTTAAGGGTGTTCTCAACGCCATAATCTTTCTTACCTAGCTGCCAATCAGCCATAAAAAACATAAAAGCTGTGTCACCACCACTATATTTAGTCTTAACTGGTGCTTTCTTCTTAGCTTGTTTAAATAATTCTTGGAAATACTTGTCGTGACCTGGTACTTTCTGCTTTACAATGCCTTTAAAAGCAAAGAATGTTTCTACTTGACCACCTTTTAACTGTGTATTCCATGATGATGCACGAACTGTGCCTATAATCTCATACTTCTTAGGGTCAAATCCCCAATCTCTAAGTATCTCATCATATTTATTGTGATAGTTGGGGTCAGTACCTACATGTGTAAGCTCACCCATACCTGTTTGTGGATTTATGTCATAGCCAGGTTGCCAACCAGACTTATAGAAGTTGTTACCTAGTTGTTCACCAGTATATTTCTTTTTCTTGGGCATCATACCTCCTGTTCCCTGTTACCAATAGTATACAGAGATGGTATGACTATTAAAGGTTTAACTTATTTTTTTCTTTGCGTATGTCTTGATAACTGCAAGTGCAGCACCACCACCAGCTAATGCAGCTAACTCTAATGTATTTGCATCAACAGATATCAAAGGTGCAACAACTAAAGCACCAAGGAATGCTTCAATGAAAGTCCATATAGTTCTTTCAAGCATATCTTTAAGTTCTTCACTCATTTTATAACTCCATGATTCTGACCAAGGTGTCCACCAGACATCCTTCTTGAATGTACCATCTTGGTTTCTTTTTCTTTTAAATCTTTCAAACATTATGTAATAAGTCTACCTTTAAGCATAGCATTGGTTTTAATAACATTTCCGTTAATCTCTTCTAATTTCTCCATAACAGTGCTAGTTAGTATTACATCATCAGTTGCTTTGTTACTTGCACCATCTAAGTTAATTTTGCTGTACTCTATGGTAACTTTCTTACCTTGTAATAATTCTGAAGCCACTTTTGCATAGAGTTTCTTGTACGCTACAGTGCTGCTGCCTACCATACCATTAAAGTTTATATCTAAATCTTGTTGAGTTTCTCCGACAATAAGACATCCCGAAGTATGCTCATCAGTGTTTCCAGTGTGTATCAGTATATAGGTAAATCCTGGTACATCTTGTATATGCAACATACCATAATGTGCGTTCTTGTATCTCTCTGAATATTTAGCGTGAAAGCCACCTGTTTTTCTAAACTTTATATCGTATGTACCTTCAGGTATGCAGGTTTCGTGCATTACTTTTACTGCTTGGTATTGGTCTTCCAGTGTATAGCACTCAAACTTACCATCTATAAAGAGCAAACCATTCGTTGCATCTTTACCAAACTGTGTTCTTACTACTTGTAATTTCATTTTCTAAATCCAATCGTTAGTAGCCATATGGCTAGTGTTATTATAGTAGCTAGTCCTGTTACTTGTTGTGCAGACCCAGTAAGAGTAAGTGTTGCAATAACTAAACCAACCAAAGTCCAACTAAGGTTCAATGTTTCTTTAATTGCTTCTATTAACCAAGCCCATAACTTTTTAATCATTAGCTTCTCCTAAAAATAAATGCTGCCATACTAGCTATTCTAGTCAAGATTACAGGAACTACGACTTCTTGTGCTTTTTCTTTTTGGTCAGTAGTCATATCATCTCCTATATTAGCAATGGTTATGTCACCTAAATTGTCAAAATCTACTAATATTTCTATAGGATTTTCTAAGAAAGCCTCATACTGTACCTCTGTTACAACATCAGCAAGAGTATAGTTTTCTACATCTGCATTCTCTACAGCTCTCTCTACATATTCTTCTACTGCCTCTGCTACCACCTCATCTTCTTTTACAGCTTCAGCAATAATCTCTACATCTTCTGTTTCTACCTGTAATACTTCTGCTACAACTTCTACCTGTTCCTCTGTAAGTTCTTCTACATCTTCAATAGCTTCTTCTACTACTGCTTGTATAACTTCTTGTACTTCTTCTGATACTTCTTCTAAATTCTGTACACCAACATCATTAACTTCTTCAAGAACTTCTATGACTTCTTCTGTTTCTAGTTCCTCTACATACTCTTCTATAGCTTCAGCAACTTCTTCTTCTGTTGCATCTTCCTCTACAATAGGAACTTCTACAACTTGTTCTATCTCTGCTACTTCTACAGCTACTTCTTCTTCTGTAAGTTCTTCAGGTTCTTTTACTTCTTCTTGTATATCCTGGTCTTTGACATCTTCCTCTTGAATTGCATCTTCTCTGATGATGTCATCTCCTGGTATTTCTTTATCCAACTCATCTTCTACTAGTTCTTCTTCTATAATTTCTTCTTCTATAATAATTGTTACTTCATCTGGTATCTCAATGACAACTTCTTCAAAGTCAAACTCTTCTTCAAGTATCTCAACATCAATCTCCACTTCCTCTTCAACAGGCTCTTCTTCTTTAATAGGTTCAAGTTCTTCCACTTCATCTTCAAGCTCCAGTTCCAGTACCATATCATCATCATCAGAAAGTTCTTCTTTGGTATCGTATTCTTCTTCATCAACAATAATTATAACTTCTTCTTCTGATTCTTCCTCTGGTATATCACAATCACCACGCTCTATTTGTGCATCAGTCATATAACAATCATACTTATCTTCGTTAGCTTTACGCTCATTGTCACGCTCTACTGTGCCATCTTCTATTTCGTAAACTTCATACTCTGCTTCAGAACCATCATCCATTGTAACAATAACTACAGGAGGAAGTGTTGTAGTCGTAGTAGTTGGTGGAGGTGGTGGTGGAGGAACAGTAGTCGTTGTAGTAGTTGTTGTAGTTGTGCTAGAAGTAGTTGTTGTAGTAGTTGTGCTAGTTGTAGTAGTAGGAATAGTGCTTTCATCTACATACTGCCAATACAAAGTATCTACTACAGTAGGGTCAGATACATTAACTTCAAACTTAGTTATAAACTTATCTGTATTAGCTTCATCATTGTTGTAATCAGTAAATGACTTATAAAAACTATCGTACATATTTGCCCAAGGAGGACCTTCTGAATTATCTTGTCCTGATTTTTGTATAGTTTCATCTGTATTATCTGAATAGTAATACTTGACAGTATAAGAATTGTTTACAGCACCAACAATAAACCCTACTTCATATACATTTTCCGAAAATTCAAAAAGAGTGCTACTACCAATTCCTAATGAACAACCTGTAGTTCCATATCTATCTTGTTCGTCACAATAAATAACACCAGTACTAACAGTCAGACCTGTTTCGTATGTACTATCTTCAAATCCTTCATTAACTGTAACTTCGCCAGGTACTTCTTCTGTGAATACAGGGCTAGGTATTAATAAAAAAAAGGCTAGACATAATCTAAATAACACTGTTTATACAGTGCCACAACATCCACCACCACAACAGCCTTCACCATTATATTTCTGCATCATACTCCTACATACTTAGGCTACCAACAATTAATATAACTGTGGCAACTAATCCCAATACTTTATAAAACTCTGACTTGTCCAGTTTATTATCTAGTTTTTCTTCTAGTTTATCTAATCTATCAATGACCATTTGTAATAACTCCTTCTGTGTAAAATCTTGATTAGAGTTTGTCATTATGGAAGGTCATCCTGTGTAAGGAAATCCCATTCATCTTGGTATGAAACACGATTATCCCAATCGTAATCGCTTATTCTTTTAATAAATCCGAGAGCTTCTTTTAAAAAATAACCTAAAAGAAAACCAATTAAATAATCCATACTATAAATTTTATCATAGGATTATTTTTTATTATGTATCTCCCAATCTTTCAAATACAAAATAAGTTTCTTTTATACCATCTAAAGTTCCAGCAAGAAAACTTCCAGAAGCAATACTTGCAGCAGTAAATTTAACTTTATCATTAGATGTATTTGTTATATCTAACAACACTTCAGATGAAGCACCACCACCTAATGGAGATGATGCACTGTTGTTACCCATTTTTGCAATAGCTACATTATCAGAAGATGAAAAATTATCGTTTGTTGAAACTGTGTGAACTAATATAGTGTCAGCAGTATTATTTAAAGCGTAAATGTGACAAGTAACTTTCCATTTACCTGTACTTGGGAATGAAAATATACCAGAACTTTCTGTCATACCTGTACCAATATTAGTTACAAGTGTTCTACTAGCAGCAGTTTCTCTTGCTAAGTTAGAAGTTATATCTCCATCTGAAGTTATATTAGCAGTTACTTCATAACAATCATAATTTGTAATTCCACTTGATGAAGTACTATCTACATAAGTTTTGATTGCTTTTGCAGATGCTAGTGTATCATCACTACCACTAACACTTGATAGGTCTGTATCTAAAACTCCTGATTTAAGATTATCAACTTCTATATTAGAAACAGTATTGTTATCTACATCTAGTGTTTTGTTAGTAAGAGTATCTGTACTACCTGCAGTTATGTAAGAACCTGATGCTTGTTTACCATCTAACTGTGTTTGTATGTCGGAAGTAACACCATCTAGTCTTTGAAACTCTGCATCACTTACAGAACCATCAGCAATTTTTGCAGCA